CGCGGCCGCGGCCGGGATCGGCGCATCGCCTGCATCCCTGGGCCTCGCGGCGGTTCTGCACGCGCCTGTCCCCGACATATCGGTCCTGCCGGGCGCCCAGGTGCTGTCCGCCGCGCTCATGCCGCCAGGGGTCGTGGCCGGTGCGTTCGCGAACCCGTCAGCCCTGGCCCTCGCGTTGGCCCTGTACGATCCACTGGTGCTGACCGGCGACATAGTGAACCTGACGGCCTATCCCGCGGCACTGGCCCTCGCGCTGGCGCTGGAGCCTCCGAGTGCCGCCGCCACCGCCCTCGTGGAGGCGACGGCACTGGCGGCCTCGCTGGGCCTCCCGGCCCCATTGCTCGTCGGCGACGCGCTTGTGCTGGCACTGAGGCTGGCACTCGCATTCGGCCTGCCCGCGCCAGAGCCAGTCATAGGCCATCCCGCGACCGCATTCGAGCTGGCAGCCGCTGTGCACGTTCCGACCGCCGAGGGCACGGCCCTCGTCCTATCGGCCCCGCTGGCCGTGGCCCTGGGCCTGCCGAATCCCCATATCGTCGTCGTATCGGCCGGGGGGATCAAACAGCTTTCTGCCCGGCGGATTCGGCGGCAAGAAATGATGGGCGCGAAATGACGGCATTGCAAGGCCGCGTTATCGAGCATGAGGGACGGCACTATCTCGTAGTTGGCCGGCGCGCCATACCCGTCGAGGAGGTCAATGGCGAGTGGAAACCCGTCGGCGCGTGGACTGAGAGCAGACCGAATGCACAGGGCGGCACCGACTGCATAGTGCATGTCCCGTGCCTGGATATCGCCGGCAATGTGCCGGCAACAGAGGAGATCTGACAATGGCGTCCGGCATCTACAATCGGATGAAGGCGAACCTGATGAACAAGGAGATCGACCTGGAGGGCGACGCCCTCATCAAGGTCATGCTCCTGGGGGTCAGCCATTCCTTCAATGCTGACCACAACGTGGTCGGCGACGTATCGGCCAACGACATCGGCAGCAAGGTCGTCTATGTGGCCGGCGGCTCCGCGCTCGCCGGCAAGGCCGTCACGCAGGGGGCGACGACCAAGTGGGCGGCGACGAACCACGCCTATGGGCCGGGGGAGACGCTCACTTGCTACCACGCGGTGCTCTGGGATGACAGCCTCCCTGCCGATGATCTGATCTGCTCGATAGACTTCGGCGGTGCCCAGACCTGTACCAACGGCACCTTCACGATCCAGTGGGATGCCGCGGGGATCATTACCCTAACGTAGCGGACAAGGCACTAAGCGATGCCCGGCCCTATCCCGCAATACAACACGACCGAGGTGCTGCCGTTCAAGGTGGTGAGCGCGGCCGATTCGGTCACGCCCGTCCTCGGCCTGGTCGCAGGCCTCGACCTCTTCGTCACCATCAGCAAGAACGGCGGGGCATTCGCCGCGCCGGCCGGGACGGTGAGCGAGGTCGGCGAGGGCTGGTATGCGATCGCACCCAACGCGGTGGATGCGAACACCGCAGGGCCGCTGGTTCTGAATGCGGTTGGGACTGCCTGCGACCCGGCCGATGCGATCTTCGATGTGCAGGAGCGCGCCGCGCCGGGCGTCCCCGTCGCGCCGGTGGCCGCGGCCGGGCCGGTGGGAACGCGCCTCTCCCTCGACCTCGGTTCCGTGAAGCTCTACCTGCGGGTGGACACCGACGATGACGACGACCTGATCTCCACCCTGATCAACTCGGCCAAGCAAAGGGCCGACGATTTCCTCCAAAACCCGTTCACCGAGGAGCGGAGGATCGTCGGAATCAACGGCGCGGTGGCGAAGGAGGGCGTAACCATTGACGGGATCGGCTTCATCGCCGTCGCCGTCCCGCCGGCCGACGCGGACCGGACCCAAGAGGATGAGGCCCAGCAGTTCCAGCTCGGGGCGACGGACGCGGACACCGCGACTAACCTGGCGGCCATCGTGAACGATGCGACTTGGGGCGCACCCCGCGTGGTCGCCTCGGCCGATGGGACGGAGGTCTCGCTGCGCTGGCGGGACGGGCGGACCTCGCCGGTCACCGCCTCCTCGAGCGCTCTCTCCTTCCGCCTGGTGGTGCGGCGCGTGGACAGCGACATCCCCGAGAGCATCCGCGTCGGCGTGCTGCGCACCATCGCCGCCTGGTACGACCAGCGGCAGGACGGGGTAGGGGCGGCGGGGATCTCGGGGCTATCGAGCACTACCTACGAGACGCCGGAGAGCGCGAAAGCCCTCTGGGCACCCTATCGGAGCTACAAGGGACTATGACCTTCGACCCCGCCGCATTCCGGGACCGGGTAGAAACGCAGACGCGGACGAGCACTGCCGGCGTGATGGGCCGCACGGTCATCTCGGACTGGGCGACCTCCGATACCCGCTGGGGGATCGTGGTTCCGATTTCCCAGACCAACCGGGCGGCGCTGGCGCAGCGGGGCCACTCGGAGGTGACGCACAAGCTGGTTGTCCGGGGAGAACTGACGGTGGCGCTGGCGGATACGCGCTTTTTGGTCCGGGGCCTGATCTTCCGCCCCGCCGAGGCGCCGGACGTGGACGGGCAAGGCCGCTTTACAAGCATCCTGGTGGCGCAGGAGGCGCAGCGAAGTGCCTGACGTGGTGATCACCGGCGACTGGAAACTGGTTTCGTTCGTCCGCGAGATCGGTGAGGAGATCGATCTCCAGATCAAGAAGCGGGCCTATGCCGCCGCCCAGCTCATCCGCACGGAGATCCTGAATGTGCTGACTGGGCAACGCACCGGCAAAACCTACAAGATCCCCGGCGCGAAATATCGCGCGGTAAAGCCAGAGGGCTGGAAGCGAGGGATGGGCACGGAAACCGGCGCGGCTTGGGCACTCGCGGCGGCAACGTATACGGCATCAGCTCCAGGTGAGGCGCCCGCCTCAGCTCTCGGCGACCTGCGCCGTTCGATCAAGGCGGAGAGTATTGACCGCGGCTTCGGGGAGGGCGAAGCGATCGTGGGCGCGACCGCGGAGTACGCACCCTGGCTGGAGTTCGGGACCGGCCGCGCCGGGGCGGCCAAGCAACAGGAGGACGTGCCGGAGGGATATGTGCACGGGCCGAAGCCCGGCATGGCACCACGGCCCTTCCTGCGACCGGCGATCGAGCATACGCGGGAGCAAGTCCGCCGCGTGCTCGAGCAGAGGATGCCTTGATGCCCGACCGGGACACGATGCAGGCCCTGATCGAAGAGGTGGCCGCGCTGGTCACCAGCGACGACGACATGCAGACCATCGCCGGCGTTCCGGTGCGCTTCTATCACGTCTGGGCGGCGCAGGACAGCGAGTTCCCGTACTTCGTCTCGCAGGCGGCGCTCCATCCGGACATTGAGGACGCGCTCCAGGTGGCCGACCTGCGGATAGACGTGTGGGACGAAGGCTCCGACCAACTCCGCCTGTTCGCCATGCGGGGCCGCCTGATCGAACTCTTGCACAAGCGCACCATCCCGGCGGCCGAGTTCCGCACGGCTTGCTACTTCGCGGGGGACTTCGACCTGAGCCAGCCCGAAGTCGAGGTCTGGCGGCGCTGCCTGAGCTTCACGGTGCGCTTGTACCCGATCACCGAGATCGCGGCGATGCAGGCGCGCTGAGTCTCCTGACAATCGAATAACGGCCGGCGCCGGCGGCTGATCACCGCCGAATGCTGGGGAGGACCAAAGCCGTTCTCGTGCACGAGCGAGGACGGCTTCTTCTTTGGCCGCCGGCCTCTGCGCACTCCGGGCGACGAGCCCGAGACCAATAAGCGGCTGAGAGCCGCGGGAGGAAACTGTCATGTTGCTGCCTGGCGACGTGGGGCTGAACGGCCTCTCGGCCGACACGCCCGATCGGTTGGGGATAGACGCCGGGGTGGTCTATGCCAACTTCACCGACGAGGACAACCCCGGGATCTGCATCGGCGCGTTGCGGGGCGGAAGCACGTTCACCCTCGAGCGCCCGCTGCGGGACATCGAGGTGGACGGGACCATCGCCCCGACCAAGGGCCTAAAGCGCCGGACCCGGATCGTGGCGACCATCGAGTGCAGCGCGCTTGAGCTCTTCCCGGCCAACATCGCCCGCATGATCGCCGGCGCCAACGTGGACGATGGCGACCCCGAGTTCACGGTCATCACCGGCGGGCCCGTCGAGGACGCTGACTACCTCACGAACATCGCGTTGGTGGGCACGATCCACGGCAACCTGCTCCCATTCGTAGGGCTGATCTACAACGCCCTGCCGGACTC